CCCATGGATCAGCGGCGAAGTGTGGCGCGGTGCGCAGCGGGATTTTGACTGGCAGGACTTGCGCGGTCGCCGTGCGGTTGCGGGGCTGGATTTGTCCAGTACCACCGACCTGACCGGCATGGTGTTCCTTGTGGAGCCTATCGAGGCTGGAGAACCGTGGCTGCTGGTGCCCTTCGCATGGTTGCCGGACGTTGAATTGCAGCGCAAGGCCGATACCGACCGCGTGCCGTACATCCAGTGGCGCGCCGAGGGGTATCTCGACACCACGCCAGGCCGCGCTATCAGCAAGCGGGTGATTCTGCAAAAGCTGTCGGCCATGTGCGACTTCTTCGAGATCATCGCCGTCGGGTATGACCGATGGCGCATTGAGGACTTGATGGCGCTGGCTGCTGATGACGGTATCAGCCTGCCGGAAATGAAGCCTGTCGGCCAGGGTTACAAGGACTTCAGCCCGGCGCTGGAAACCTTCGAGCGCATGTTGCTGAACGGCGAGATTGCCCACGCTGGGCATAAGGTGCTTGACTGGTGCATGAGCAACGCAGTCATCGAGCAGGACGGCGCGGAAAACCGCAAACTGTCCAAGGAAAAAGCGACGGGCCGGATTGACTTGGCCGTAGCTGCCGTCATGGCCTCTGGCCTGATCAACACAACTCTCTCAACAGAGAAGTCCTTTTGGGAAACCACGTCTTGAAACTCCTTGACCGATTCTTGGGCCGCAAAGCTGCCCAGCTCACCTACGACCAGGTGGCAAGCCTGATCGACGGCGTGGGCGACGGCGTTGTCGCCGGAGTCGCCGTCACGGACAAGACAGCGCTACAGGTCTCCACCGTTCTTGCCTGCGTCAAAGTAATAGCGGATGGATGCGCTACGCCGAAGCTAAATGTCTTCCGTGAAAAGTCGGATGGGAGGCGTGAGCTAGCCTCAAATATCCCAGAATTCCGACTATTGAGCCGTCGCCCAAACGAATGGCAAACGTCATTCGAGTGGCGCCGACAAATGACCATGCACGCCGCCCTGACTGGATCGGGGCTGTCTATCAAAGTGCGCGGAGACAACCGGCGCGTCAGAGAGTTGATTCCTGTTGAGCCGGGCCGGTGGGACGTTCGTCGTATTTCGCGATATGAACTGTCCTATCGCTGCTGGGACCAGTTTGGTCTGATCGGAGAATTCACGCCGGATGACGTCTTCGTGTTGAACGGCGTGCAATGGGATTGGTGCTCATCAATGAACGCCGTCGCCCTTGCTCGTCAGGCCGTTGGGCTCGCGATGGCAACGGAAAAGAGCCAATCCTCCATGCACGCCAATGGCCTGCGGGCTGGCGGGACATATTCTGTTGATGGGAACCTTAACGACGAACAGCATGCGCGATTAACGCGATGGCTGAAAGAACGCTCAGGCCCAGATAAAGCGGGCGCTCCGCTGGTGATGGACCGTGGAGCAAAGTGGCAAAACACCGCCATTACTGGCGTCGATGCGCAGCATGTTGAAACAAGACGGCTACAGATTGAAGAGGTTTGTCGGGTTTATGGCGTCTTCCCAATCATGGTTGGGCATTCCGACAAGACATCCACCTTTGCAAGCTCTGAAGCCTTCTTCGCCGCGCACCTGAAACACACCCTTGCGCCTTGGCATAAAGCATGGAATGACCGGCTTGACGAATTCCTGCTTGACGGGAGCGGCCCGCTCTTCACCGAGTTTGATACGCGCTACCTGACGGCTGGATCAATGGTTGATCGTGCGCAATGGACGCGGACCATGATAGAAATGGGTATCTACAGCCCGAATGAAATCCGCGACTACGACGGACTCGACCCGCGAGAAGGTGGAGACGACTACCTGACCCCGATGAACATGTCAAAAGGGCAGCCGACACCGCCGGCCCCATGAAAGAGCGAAGCAAACAACCACAACCCGCCACGGCGGGTTTTTTTACGCACAAAGGAAAGCCAATGAATCGCCTGTACCGCAAAGACGCACCGGGCGGCCGTGAAGTCCGTTCGTTCTCGCTGCAAATAAAAGCCACTGGAGACGATGGAAGCATCGAAGGCTATGGCTCCGTGTTTGGCGTGCGAGACAACTACGACGACGTAATTGCAAAAGGCGCATTCATCGCCTCTCTTTCCGACCACAAAGCGGCAGGCACCATGCCCGCCATGCTCTGGCAACACGAAGCCGATGAGCCAATTGGTATCTGGACGGAAATGACAGAAGACGCCAAAGGGCTGCGCGTCAAAGGCCAGCTGTGCCTGGAAACAAGCCAAGGGAAAGAAGCACACGCTCTCCTGAAGATGGGCGCGATCAACGGGCTATCCATTGGGTTCATGTCAAAGCAATGGGCCTATGACCAGCAAACCGATATTCGCACCCTGACCGAAATTGATCTGTGGGAAGTGTCCTTAGTGACCTTCCCGGCAAACGAAAAAGCGCGAATCACCAACGTCAAATCCTCTGACGAACTGGTGACGCCGAAAGATGCTGAAAAAGCCCTGCGCGATGCCGGGTTCAGCAAGTCCGATGCGACAGCCTTTGTCTCTCGCGTCATGCGGATGGGAGAAGCGCGGAGCGAGTCTGCGAATTCAACCGCCGTGGCAATTAAAGCAGCCAACCGGCTGCTCAATTCCCTCACATCCTAAAAGGAAAAATCATGCAAGCAACCACCCTGTCCGTTATGGACAAGCATTTCAACGCCTTTATGGCGAAGCTGTCTGCTGTTGGCATTTACGAAAAGCGCGAAGACCCGAGCGTCAAATCGGTCGCTGATGCGCTCGACAAAATCGCCACTGCGTTTGAAGAGTACAAGAAGACCAATGACGCCCGGATCGAGGCCGTCAAGGCGGGCAACTCTACCGCCGATCTCGACCTGAAGCTGTCCCGTATCGACAACCATATCGAATCCCTTGGTGAAATGAAGACCAAGCTGGAAAAGATGGAAACCAAGCTGGCCCGTCCTGGGTTCGATGCAGGTAAGCAGGATGGTGAAAGCCGCGAAGATGTGGAATACCGCCATGCCTTCCTCGACTGGATGCGCGCGCCCAACGATCACGAGCGCCAGCAAAAGGCCGCCGCCGCAGCGAAGCAACTGGAAGCCAAAAACCGCGATGGCCGCGAAACCCGCTCGACGCAGACCGTGACATCGACCGGCGCTGCTGGCGGCTTCGCGCTGCCCGAAATCATCGAACGCCAGATCGCGCGCCTGTCGGTGGACATTTCGCCGATCCGCCAGATTGCCACCGTTCGCACTGTCGGCAGCCCTGATTACAAGGAACTGTTCGACGTGAACGGCGCTGGTTTCGAATGGCTTGGCGAAACCGACACTCGCAACCAGACCAACACGCCAGATCTGGCTGAAATCGCGCCCACCTTCGGCATGGCCTCTGCCAAGCCGCAAGCTTCGGAAGAATCGCTCGATGATCTCTTCTTCGACGTTGAAAGCTGGCTGACCACCTCTGTTGCCGAAACGCTTGCTTTGGGTGAAGGCGCGGCCTTCGTCTCCGGCAACGGAACGAAAAAGCCCACCGGCTTCCTGGCTGGCCCCGCTCCTGTAGCCACGGCGGATTCTGGCCGCGCCTTTGGCACCCTGCAATACATCGCATCGGGCCAAGCGGCCGCCATGCCGACCAGCCTGGATACCCTGTACGACGTGATCTATTCACTGCGTGCGCGTTATCGCAACAATGCGCGCTGGGTTGGCGCAAAGACGATCTTCTCCGCTCTCCGCAAATACAAGGACACCTCGAATCAATATCTGTGGCAGCCCTCCGTTGTTGCGGGTCAGCCGGATACCTTCATGGGCTACGGCATCACCGAAGCGGAAGACATGCCGGCCGTTGCGGCTAGCGCCTTCCCGCTAGCGTTCGGCGACTTCAAGGAAGGCTATTTGATCGCTGATCGTGTCGGAATGCGCATCACCCGCGACGAGATCACCACGCCTGGTTTCGTAAAATTTTATGCACGTAAAAGGGTTGGAGGAAAGTTGCGCAATACACAAGCAATAAAATTACTTAAGATTGCCGCCTCCTAATGTGATTTCTCCGGCCCTGGAAACGGGGCCGGATTTCATCATGAAACTACAGATCATCAAGCCCTTCGATTGGGCTCACCGTGGCGTGGAAATTGTCTCCTACGACCTTGGTGAAATCGACACAACGGACGAAGACTTGATTCGAGTCGCCATCGATCAAGGCTGGGCTGTCCGTGAAACATCCGCGCACCACTCCGCGCCCGAAACATCGGCAATG